GGCAGCGCTGGTCACGTTTGAGGACAAGGTGCTGCCGCTAGGCGACCCGCTCAAATATGGCCCGCGTCGCAACTTCCGGCAGGTCTACCACTACCCGAACAAGAGTGCGATCGTGGTGGGCGGCCTGGATAAGCCCGGCAAGATCATGTCCACCGAATACGACATGATCTACGTCCAGGAGGCGACCGAGCTGGATCTGGCGGCCTGGCTGGCGCTGACCACCCGGCTGCGCAACGGCGTGATGCCCTATCAGCAACTGCTGGCGGACTGCAATCCGGACGCGCCGACGCATTGGCTGTGGATTCGGGCGCAATCCGGCACGACCACGATGCTGCATAGCCGGCACGAAGACAACCCGCGCCTGTATCGCAACGGGCAGTGGACAGCCGAGGGCCGCGCCTATAAAGAGAAGCTGGAGCGCCTGGGCCATATTGATGCCAAGACCGGAGAACGGGTCGGCACAGAATATCAGCGGCTGGGCCTGGGGCTCTGGGTGCAGGCGACGGGCGTGATCTTCGGGGTGTGGAGCGACGGCCCGTCCGATGGTAATGTGACGGAAGCGGCCGAGTTCGAGGCGGGCGCGGGCGAGGTGCTCTGGTTTGTCGACGACGGTTACGTGGGCGTACGCGACGCGCAGACGGGCCAGTGGACGGCCGACAGCCACCCGCGCGTGTTTCTGCTCGCTCAGGTGCGCCATGATGGCACGATCAATGTGTTCGATGAGAGCGACGAGGCGGGCCTGCTCTCGGATGTCCATGTCGCCGACGTGCTTGGTCTCCCGTACCCGCATCCTGACTACGCGGTGGTCGATAAGAGTGCGGCCGAGCTGAAAGGCCGGCTGCACGCCGCCGGCGTCTACACCCGCAACAGCCCGAGCGATGTCGAAGAGAGCATCAAAGAGCTGCGGCGGGCGCTGGCGCTTGACCAGAATGGCCGCAGACGGGTGAAAGTCCATCCGCGCTGCGCCAATCTGCGCGCCGAGATGCCCAGCTACCGCAAGGACGCGAACGGCAAGATTATCAAGGCGTTTGACCACTCGATCGACGCGCTGCGCTATGGCGTGTGGTCGCAACGGTTTGAGCAATGAGCATCGCACAGCGCGTGAGCGCCGCTGCACTGTATAAACGCTGGTTTTATGCGCCGCATTTCACTGGTCGGCGCTGCGCCTTGCGGCTGCTGGCGCTGGGCTTTGTGTGGGACGGCGCGAAATGGCATATGCCGACCGCAGAGCGCTTTCTTGAAGGGCTGAAGCAATGACCGATACCCTCGCCCCCTCGGCCATCCAGGGCAACACGCTGGAGTACCCGTCGAGCGCCCCGGCGGTGTTCGGCCTGGCCTTCCCGTGGCTGATGTCGCCGCCCAGCTACACCGACCTCCCCACCTACTGGAGCCCGCGCCGCGACTGGGTGCTGAGTGTGACGCCGCAGAAGGAGGATATGTGGGGTGCGGCGGTCGCGATCGCGTCCACGCGCTTTGCGGCGCACGGCTACATCATCAAAGACAGCCAGGACAGCTCGCGCCGCGTGGCGAGTAGCTTGCAGCTGCTGAAAGGCGCGAACGGCGGCGAGGGCTGGGTGCCGTTCGCCTTGAAAGTGATGCGCGATCTGCTGACGACCGACAACGGCGTGTTTATCCGCATCCGGCGGCAGGGCGACACGACCACGCAGATCCGCGTCAAGGCGCAGCCGGCCATCGTGAGCGGCGCGCTGCGGCAGGACTTCAGCGAGGCGGCGGTCACGACCTCCGCGCCGGGATCCAAGATCACCGGGCTCTACCACCTCGACAGCCTCCGCTGCATCCGCACCGGCAACCTCGCCTACCCGCTGCGCTTTATGCCCATCAACGGCATGCAGCAGATCCTCCGCTGGGATCAGGTGCTGATGTACGCCGATCAGCCGTCCCCCCGCGCGGAGCTGTTTGGCGTGGGCGAGTGCGCGGCCGGGCGGGCCTATAAGACGATCGCCAAGCTGGCCGCGATGGAGCAGCTGGTCTTCGAGAACTTGACCGGCGGCGGCGCGAATAAGCTGGTGTTTTTTCAGGGCATCAACGACCCGACCCTGCAGGCGATTTTGAAAAGCGGCGAGGCCGACGCCCAGGCGCGCGGGCTGGTCTACTACCTGGGCACCATTTTGGGCGCGATCCCCAGTGACACGCCGATCAGCATGGTCGAAGTCAAGCTGAAAGAGCTGCTGAGTAATTTCATTCCCAAAGACGAGCGCGACAACGGCTATTTGATCTACGCCAACACGATCGGCGTGCCGGTGCAGAGCATCCAGCCGCTTTCGGGCCAGGGCCTGGGCACCGGTACGCAGACACTGGTCTTGGACGACGCGGCCAAAGGCCAGGGCGCGATGCCGGCGTTCATCAAGTGGTGGGAGCAGACCGTCAGTGACCGCGTGCTGCCGGCCACCACCGAGCTGCAATTTGCCGACGAAAACGACATGCGCGACCAGAAGGCGCACGCCGAAGTCCAGAAGCTGCGCGCCGACACCCGCAAAGTGCAGATCGATAGCGGCGAGATTAGCCCGGCGATGGCGCGCCAGCTGGCGGTGGACAGCGAGGACTTGCCGCAGGAATTGGTCGCGGATGACGTCACCAGCGGTGGCCAGCTGAGCGATGATGAGAAGATGACGCCCGAGCGCAGCAGCCTCAGCCCGGCCGCGCTGGCATTAATACAGAGTGCGCCGACGGCGCCGCCCAAGCAGCCCCCTCCGGGGATGGCGACGAAGGATGCGGCGGACGACGACGCAGCGGCGCTGCTCGAGTCGGAGCTGGGCTGGGCCAGGCGCTTAGGAAAGGCCAGTCTCCGTGCCTAACCCGCCTGCTCCGCTGACCTGGCTGATCGCGCGCCTGTCGAAGCTGATCGCGACGGCGACGGGCGCGCTTGAAGCCGGCTACCCGAACGGCGTCGGCGATTGGCAGCAGGAAGTCAGTCGCCAACTCGCGCGCTACCACGGCGCGGCGATGCTGGCCGGCGCGGAGGTGGACACGTTGACGCCGGAGATGACCACGGCCGTCACGACCGACCTCGCCACGCAGCTGCGCTTTCTGGACAAGTTTGCCCTCGAGATGCAGGACGGCGATACGTGGCAGGCGGGGTGGAACAGCCGGGCGAATATGTATGCCGGGAGCATCAAGACGCCCTACTGGCAGGGCAATGTGGATATGCTGCCACTCCCGGCCATGCCGGCGGACGGAACCTCGACCTGCCTGACCCGCTGTACGTGCATGTGGGACGTGACGAAGCTGGCGGGCGAGGGCAACTACGATTGCACCTGGCTGCTGGGCGCGACCGACCATTGCCAGATATGCAAGCAGCGCGCGGCCGACTGGGCGCCGATCCGGGTGCGGGATGGGGTGGTGCAATAGTGGGCAAAAGCAAGGTTATTCTGCCCCGCAAGCTGAGCGTGAATCCGCAGGCAATGGCGCGCGCGATCACCAACACCATGCAGAGCACGGCGCTGGCGATTCAGACCGACTTCAACGTGACCACGCAGACATGGGACGACAAGCCGACGTTCGCGATTGAGAGCCCCACGCCCTACACGCGCCGGGTAGGGACGGATGACGAGAACTACACGCGGCTCAACGCCGGTACAAAGCCGCACGTGATTGCGCCGCGACCGGGCGGCACGCTGGTCTTTCGCACGCCGTTCCGCTCCAAGACCACGCCGCGCAGGATCGGGAGTTCTGCGGGATCGAAGGGCGGCAACGTGGTGTTTACGCGCCGGCCCGTCCACCATCCCGGCGCCGAGGCGCGCGACTTTGACAAGGTGATTGCTGAGAAGTGGAATCGGCAGTTCGCAGGAATTATGCAACGATCGATCGATAGTGAGGTCTCATGAGAATCCTTGCCATCCTCGCGACCATCCTGCTGCTGATGGCACTGCTGGCGTTCAGCCCGCTGGTCACTGCTGGCGACGCCGCGCCAATCACGCTGCCGCCGCGCACGACGTTCACGCCCGCGCCGCCGACGGCCACGCCCGATCCCGACGCGACCACTGCTCCGGAGCCGACCGACCCGCCGGAGGCCTATCCGCCGCCGCCCTATCCGGCGCCATCGCACACGCATCGAAAACCCGAGACGCCGCGCGAGGCGCTATCGAAACTCCTGGAGGGTCTGTTTGGATCTCGTTGAGCTGTTCTCGAAGCCGCCGGCGTCGTTCGCCTGGTCGTCGTCAGACGACGGCACGCGCACGATGGGCACGTCAGAGGGATTTGTCCTCGATATCTGGCCCGATCGGGTCGAGGCGGCCGCGCTGTTCCCGCCCGATCGGCCCGACCTGGTCGAGCGGAACGCCACGCTGTTGCAGCTACTGCTGATGGCCATGCGGCCGGACTGGAACAGCGCCGCGGCCTGGCTGGCGCAGGCGATGCGGATGGCCGCGCGTGGCCATGCAGAGCAGATCAACGTGAGTAGGCGCGTGCGCTTTGTGGATGACCCGACGCAGAGCCGTGCAACGCTGAAGGTGATGCGGTGAATCTCAGTCTCTCAACCCTGCTGCTGTTTCGCGGCACGCTGATCGCATTGCTCAAAGCGCTCGACACGGCGCTACTAGAAGCCTACGGATGGACGCCGCGCTGCCGTCCGGCAACCATTGACAGAATGGATTATACTAAGCAGTAACATATTGACATATCGTCACGACGTTTCGTTGTCGGGGCGCTGTCTCTCTGCAGAGAGGGATAGCGCCCCTTTTTGATCTCCTATGTCCGATCCATCACTACAAGCCGGCATACCACTCCACGGCCCCGGCGGCCTGCTCGGCGCGCCCGGCCTGGGCACGCGCCGGCGCAAAGGACGCAAGTGGGGCATGCGCCTGAAGGCGAAGCAGATCGTCGGCAATCTGTACCGCGGCGACACCGGCAAATTCCAGGCCGGCAGCGGCGGATCGCCAGCGGGCGCCACGCCCAAGCGCGGGTTTGTGCTCAGCAAGCAGCCGAAGCCGACCACGCGCGCGCCCATCAAAACGGCCAAGCCCAAGAAGGGCGGCGGCGCCGCAAAGAAACCCAAGAAGGTCGCACAGACGGCGGAACAGAAGCGATTAGCGCGCATCACGGAGCACGCCCAGAACCGCCAAAAGATCCTGGCCGGCATGAACATTGCGCCCGACGGGCAGGCGGCGCTGGGCGACCTGGCTGACGGCGCCCAGCCGCGCGACCCGTCAGCGATACAGCGCGGGGGGCTCGTCGAGGCCGGGCTGGTCGAGCAGGCCAAGGATGGTAGCTACCGCCTGAGCGCCAGCGGGCGCGCGGCCATGGCGGCGGCGGCCAGCGGCGACGCGGGGCGCGCCGGCGCGATCATCTCCAGCGCGCGCGATCGGACGACGGCGCGGAGTGAGCGCCAGCAGGCCGCGGCCGAGCGGAAGCGAGCGGCCGATGCCAAGCGGGCGCAGGCGGCGGCGGCGAAGAAGAAGAAGCCTGCGGCTGGCGGCGGCGGTGGTGGTGGCGGCGGCGGCAGCGCGAACCGCCAGGCCGCCGACATAGCGCGATCGGCTCGGCAGGAGGCGCGAGATGCGGCGCGCGCGAGTCGTCAGCAGGCCACGGCGGAGCGCAGGCGCCAGGTGGAAGCGCGCCGCGCTGCGGCCGCGGCCGATCGCCAGGCCAAACAGCAGCGCGTGCTCGATCGGTTGAAGCGCCAGGCGCAAGGCGGCGCGAAGCTCACCCAGGCCCAGCGTAATCAACTCACCGACGCGGGGATGGCCGAAGACGACGGCACGATGTGGCGACTCAAGGCTGAAACCTACGGCGGCATCAAGCGCAGCAAGCTCGACGACAGCATTTTTGCGGGGCCCGATCGCAGCTTTCCCATCAAAACCGCGCAGGATGTCAAAGACGCCGTGCGCTCGCTCGGTCGCACCAAGCACGACAAGGCCGCGGTGAAGAAGGGCATTATCCGCCGCGCCCGCGCGATCGGGGCCACGGACGCGCTGCCGGAGGACTGGCGCACGAAATCATTCACCGTCTTCAAAGATCACGCTGGCCAGCATCGGTGGATCGCGCGCTCGACCACGGCCTACCGCGACCGCGACGACGAAATTATCAGCGCGGCCACGCTGGATGCCGACAGTCAGCGCATGACGGCAAGTCAGCAGTTCGGCCCGCTGCGCTACTGGCATGTTGGGCAGCCTGATCCGTTCGAGTTGGAGCGACCGTGGGGGCCGGGACTGGATATTGGCGACTGTGATTATAGCATCCAGATCGGGCCAACGCGGATCGAGAGCGGCACCTTCCGCGACGCGCACATTGCGCAAGCGATTGCCCAAAAAAGCGACGGCTACGAGCTGTCGCCCGGCTTCTTCTACCCACCCGATCAGCCCGACGCGGCAAAGGTGTTCCACGCCATGCGCACATTTGAGCGGAGTCTGGTGCCGATGCGCTATGGCCGCGCCAGCAATCTATTTACCGGCCTCGCCGTAAAGGAGTCCCGTATGGATGTCATGAGCTTGGATGAGATGGAGCGGCGCTTCAAGACCGCCATTGCCGACCTGGGCCTCGATCGCGAACAGGCGCAGGCGCTTGGTGCGCAGCTGGTCGCAACGGTCAAGACCGCGACGGAGCAGCGGATCGCGCTCAAGAGCGCCGATGCAGCTCCGGCTGCCGAGACGCCCGCCGCGACGATCTACTACGGCCCGGGCAATCAGCCGGGCATTATTCAGGAGGGGCAGTGGGTCGCGCTCAAGGCCGCGAGTGCGCCGCCGATGCTGGATGCCGAGGACGATCCCGCGCTGGGCGGTGACAGCGGCGTGGATGAGGAAGCCGAAGGCGAGCCGCCACTCGACGACACCGCGCAAATGGCGGGCGACTATTTGGGCGATATGTCCTGGGATGAGTTCGCACAAAAACTCGGCGCGCTGCTCGCGCCCGTGCTGAAGATGCAGGACATGGTCAAGAGCATCGGCGACGCGCACGCCGAGCTGAAGGGCATGTACGGCGGCGTGGCCCAAAAGGACGACGCGCGCGTGCAGGAGCTGGCCAGTCTCAAAGCATCGCTCAGCGAGTTGACGACCAAGATCGCCCAGATCGAGGGCGATCAGCCTTCCGTGATTCTGAGTGACGACGTGGCCGCGGCGCTGAAGAGCGCGGGTCCGCAGCCGCCGCCCGATCCGAACGCGCCCGTCGTTCCTGACGATCCCAGCCGGCCCTTCGCCGCCATCGCCGCGCGCACGATGCCCGCGCTCTATCGCACCGACGCCGGCGGCAGCTTCGCCGGATGGACGCCGCCGCCCGCAACCTAACCGATCGCTTAACCGACGTAAGGAGACGACGCTATGCCTGGTGCTATGCCAGCCCTTTCACCCGACGCTATCCAGATGATGAACTGGCTGGCGTCGGCATCGCCCGCACTCAAAGACGCCGGGACAGCCGCCGGCACGCCGCTGCACGGCCCCGGCGGATTACTCGGCTACCCCGGCCTGAACAAGCAGATCGTCAACGCGATGATCATGCCGAAGGGGATCGCGGGCCGCATCCCGGTGCAGAAGTCGGTCAACACCAACGAGCTGTACCCGGTGCTGACCGGGCAACTGGCCAGCACCGGCAGCGAGCCGACCGCCGCATGCTCCGACTGGCCAACCGTGGGCAGTTTCAAGACCTGCACCCAGACCTTCCCCTTCGGCCAGCAGGGGCGGATGAGTCAGGTGCTGAACATCAAGTACGCCGGCCAGACCATCAATCGCGGCGAGTTTCGCGATAACGTGCTGCTGGGCCAGCCGGGCGGCGATGTGCCGACGCCGGGGCCGATCAACTGGCAGCGCGTGTTTCAGACCGAGTACGAGTACAAGATCGCCGAGCTGTTCAACGGCTACGCCCGCGATTATGCCCGGAACGTGTATACCGGCAACGCGATCACCACCGCCGGCAGTCAGGGCTACCAGCAGTTCAACGGCCTCGATCGGCAGATCGCGACCGGCAAGCGCGACGCCAGAACCGGGCAGGCCTGCGCGGCGGTCGACAGCCTCATCGTCGATTTCAACGGCGCGTCGCTCAACACCGCCGGCGGCACGATCTACAACCTGCTGGCCAACGCGGTGAACAATATGGAGCGCCTGTCGGAGCAGCTGGGCCTGGAGGTCAAGTGGGTGTTTACGATGCGCTACGGCGCGTGGCTGACACTCACCCAAATCTGGCCGTGCATCTACGCCACCACCGGCTGCCCCACCAGCTACGGCATCGTGCGCACCTCCTCGCTCGAAGAGCAGACCAACATGCGCGATCGGCTGCGCACCAACCGCATGCTGCCGATCGAAGGCAAGGAGTACGAGGTCGTGATCGACGACACGATAAGTGAGACCGTCGCGGCCGGCGGCGTGGTGGGCACCTACCAGTCAGACATCTACATGCTGCCGATGACCGTTAACGGCCAGCCCAGTCTGTTCTGGGAATACTTCGACATGAATGCCGAGGCGGTGGCGGCCGCCAGCCGGATGGCGCCCGGCGGCTACTTCGAGGTGTTGGACAATGGCCGCTTCTTGTTCTCACGCCTGTCGCCGACCCACACCTGCGTGCAGGTGGAGGTGATCGAGCGCCCGCGGCTGATCTTGCTCACGCCGTTTCTGGCGGCCAGGTTCCAGAACCTGCGCTACACCTACAGCATTCACGAGCGCGAGTGGGATCCGGCGTCGGGGTACTACGTCAACGGCGGCCTGCCGGCAAGCCCCGTGCCCTACTTCTATCCAAACGGCTAGGACGGATAACCGATCGAGCGGCGGCGCGTGTCGCCGCCGCTCACACCCCAAAGGGAGGGACAACCGATGGGAGACGAAGCCCAGGCACCTTACCAACCTGCATGGATGGCAGCGTTCACGCCGCGCGAGCTGGCGCAGATCCGGCACGCGCGCGTGTACGCAGCCGATCATCTGGACGCGGGCGCACCGGGGCACGGCCAGTTCCTGCTGATTGCGGAGCTGGCGCGACTGCTTGACGAACGGGAGCCACACGCGGATGGCTAGTTCGCTCGTCTCGATCATCACCCCCTGCGGGCCGCGCCACGCGCAGCACGTCCGACTCGCGGCGGCCAGCGTTGCATGGCAGAGCCTGGCCTCAAGCTGCGAAATGATTATCGCATGTGACGGCGGGGCGGATGTGCAGCCGATGGCGAATGTCACGATCCTGCCGTCCGATGGCGAACGAAGAGGCCCAGCGCACACGCGCAACCGCGCGCTCACTGCCGCGCGCGGGGCGTTCATCCTGCCCCTGGATGCCGATGACTACCTGCTGCCGCATGCGGTCGAGAGCCTGCTGCGCGAGTACGGGCGCGGGGGTCATGGGTACATTTACGGGGATGCCTACACGCTGGAACGTGACGGGCGCACGATGCTGCGCGCGGCGCCGGAGTACGTGCAGAACCACATGCGGCATCACAACATCCATGTCGTGACCGCGCTTATTCCGACCAAGTTCGCGCTGCAGGTGGGCGGCTACGACGAGGGCGTGGACGCCTGGGAGGATTGGTCGTTTCATCTGCGCCTCGCTATGGCGGGCGTGTGCGGGCATCGGCTGCCGCAGCCAATCTTTACCTACCGCGTCTACGAGGGCGATCGGATG